GTCCCAAGAAGTGACAGCAGGATAATAAGAAAAACAATTCCAGAGCTGTAGTTCATCAAGTCTTCTTGTGGGCACGTCGGATGGCTTAAATCCCTTTTGAATAAACGCGCTAATTGGTAGGCGATAAAATATTGCACCGTTTTCCATAATAGCATGCCAAAGTATACTCCTTCCAGTAAGAGCTGATATGCCAAAGATAATGCAGTCTTCAACTTCGCCTTGATGTTTTTGTAAATCATATAGATACTCTCTTCTTATCTGTGCATAAACTGGTGGTATGTTTGCGTTCAAATATGCCATAATTTATCCTCACTTTATTGTACCCCAATTTGGTCCAGATTCAAAGTCAACTTTATTCTTAACTTCGAGGGGTATTGTTTGCTCCATTATATTTTTAATAAGCTCTGGTTCTTGGTCCGTGATTGAAAAACAAAGCTCATCGTGTATTTGTATGTGTGGTATTATACCTTTTTCATATAGATCGACCATGGCCTTCTTTGTCATATCTGCGGCTGATCCTTGTATCAATCTATTCAAAGCCTTGTAGGTGAATGCAGGTGTGTAGTATCTTTCAAAATAATCCATGTAGTTTGCATCTATCTTGTTCTCTTTGTACTTATCCAGCATCTCTGCTTTGAACGCTTCCATCGCTTGCTCTTTTGTGTATAGTGGTACCTCGTTAAATCTATTTATTTCAGGATTCCATTCCTTGTTTGTCGTCTCCCACTTATCAAACCTGCAGAATCTATCGTGTAGTGTAAATAATAATTTATTTTGTTTTGCAAATGCTATCAATTCTTGAGACAACTGACGCACAAAAGGGACTCTTCCATGGTATTCATTAAATAGTTCTTTTGCCTGTCTCTGGTCCAGACCTAACTCTCTCTGTAGTTTTATCTTACCCATACCATAGAACAGACCTAGGTTGATTGTTTTTGCCTGTTTCCTGGAGATATTAGCCATGTCAGCGACTATCTGGTGGAAATCGGCATCATCCCTATCAAATTCCTCTTGCAGGCCTTCTGTGCCCGGTAAACCCAGTTTTATAGCGTAGTGCACCACAATACGAGGTTCCTGTTGTGAGTAGTCAAAGCTAGCCCATTCACAACCATTCTCTGGTATGAACAACTCTCTCATCTTGCCACCGATATAACCCTTTGCTGGTATCTGTTGTAGATTAGGATTAGACATGCTGAACCTGCCGGTGACTGTGCCACCTGTATCTGATCTTATCTGATTTATATCTGCATGTATTCTACCCTCATGAACATACTCTAATAATCCATCTATAAAAGTATTGACCGCCTTGTCATACTCTCTTGCCTTTGCGATCATACGCAAACATTTATTGTTATGTGTTTTAAGATAATCTTTCGGTAGTTGTGGCATCTTAGATTTTGGTGTGACCTTGTAATCTTTTATGCA